CCTCGTCAATTATGTAATGTGGATTTTTTGATAAAACATAAGCTTTAAGCGTTTCGTAATCCCATTTAGCATAAACAGGTGGCGCATTCAATTTATTCAAATAATCAATCCTGCGCTGTTCATCATCCTTTGTTTTTTTGAAATGACGTATTCCGAAATCAATTGCAAGTTTTTCCTCGTCAGCCGTTAAATTTATGTGGTCATAATTTGCCGAAATCTTTTGCATCGTAGGTGCCATTATTTGATTTAAGGGTGTTGGTGTTTTGGTTTCCATTTTTATTAAAATTTTTATCTCTATTTTTCCAAGTATTTAATCGGCCTTTTAAGCTCCACGTTTTTTGGAGTTCAAATCTTAGTTTAGGATTTTTTTTATTTATTTCTTCTTCGCTCCAGTAATAGTAAAAAGCGTTTAAAATGTCTTTACCAAATTCTTCTAAAAATGGTGAGAGTGTGGCGGAAAATTCTTTTTTCCGCTCCTCTATACTTTTTATATTCTTTTTTTCTTTAACAGTTACATTATCAATAACAGTATCATTTACATTAACACTATCTGTAACATTAACGGCGATAAACCCGACTTGACCCGATCGGGTATTATCGGGGGGCGATGATTTACGGATTTCAGCTAATGAAATAGCATCATTTAAAGATATTTTCTTTGAGGTATAATCATTGTAAATGTCTAAATGCCATCGTTTTAAATTACCTATAATTCCGTTCTCGCTACTTGATTCCTTTATTGATTCATACTTAATAAGATCACGTTTTAAAGCCAGTTTTATAGGCTCGAAAGCAATACTTAATAACAAATCTTCAACTTCTGGATTTTTGTCGTTAACATAATCGAGTATAATTTTAAATAGTTGCCCGGCTTTTTCGTCAGGCAACTTTGAAACTACACCAATTATATCAGCATAAAGCAAGAAAGATTTCTTGTTCTCTGCCATAATTAAACGTTTAAAAGTTCAGGGTTTTCAAAAACATTACCTAATACCTCTAAGTATTTTTCAGTTTCCGTATAAATGAAATTCGAAAAGCCAAAAACATAATTATCGCCTTTTTCAAAAGATTTAGTTTCTGTATTGAAGTATTTTATTATTCTAAATTGAAGAGAGTGGAATAACTCAACCTTTGCATATCTATGTCTATATTCAGAATCATATGGGCCTGTAAAACCACAACCCCATATAACAATATCACCCTCATAAATATTTTTCCCGTTTTTGTCTTTCAAGCCTGTGAATTGCATTACTAAATCATCATTTTTATCCAATGATCTATAATGTTTATCATTAAAATTTAAAATGTGTCCAAATGAAAAAGGCTTTGACATTAATAACTTTTTGTTGTCAAATGCTCTAAACTTAAATTCTCGATTATTCATAAAATAAGAAAGCCTTATAGAGTTCATCCGGCCAGAATCCCCCTATAAGGCTTATAAATGTCTTTGATTAGAACGTGGCCGCGTCCTGTTTATTTTACCCCACTAATATAAGAAAATTATTTTAAAAATGAATAATATAAATATCCAAATAATAAAACAAATGAACTAATGAATATACTTTTGAAAACCTGATTTCCAAACCATTTCCAAGTTAATTCTTTTTCCTCTTTTGGTGGAGACTTAAAAAAAGCTGAAATAAAAAAGGCTAAAGCAATTCCCTGAATTGTTGTAATGGCTTGTAATCCAAAAATTGTTACAATTATCCACCCCCATAATTTAGCAAATACGAAACCGTTAAATAATGTTGTGATTGTTAGCGCCATCACTGCGAAGCAAAATTTGCCGAACTTTTCCATAATTTATTTTTGTTTTAAGTAATAAGTATTAAATCTTTTCTTGTTTGCGTTAAATGTTGGCTCGGAAATTATATCCAATCCCTCACGTTTAAGCATTGAAACGTATTTTCTTAAATCTACGGTTTGACAATATTTAATTGCCGTTAGAACAGTTAATTTTGCGCCTCCCATCAAGCAAAGCCTTACCCTCGATAGGTTTGTTTCTATTTGATTTTCCATAACTAATCATCTTCTGATTGCCACTCGTCTAATTCAACGGACCAATCTTGTATTTGTCCGTTTTCAAGAATGTTCATTATGATATAGTCGCCATAACCCGCTTCTTTTGGAGACATAATTTTAGGTACATAGCCATCAATTGATTTAATTAAATCAAACCTTTCATCCAATAAAGTATATCTTCCATCATCACATACTTTGTAATGAACCTTTGCTGTTGTTCCAATTGGCCAATCTTTAATGATGCCCGTTTCAATATCAATTACTGGCTCCCAATATTCAGCATTTCGTAATGGGATAAGATTTCCTTCAGTATCTTCTATGCCGTTAACTTCGGTATCCTCCCAATATCGAACGCCTGCAGATACACCTAAGAATTTTACCTCAAATTCTTTTTTAACATTAAGTTCAATTTTCATAATATTATTTTTTAGATTTTTGTTTTTTAAGTTTCAAATATTCTTGCCAACTGTACTCAGTCACAAGCAAGTTTCCTATGTAGTAGCGGAGCATTATTCCCACATTTGAAGTACAGGGATTTTTCTTTCGTTCGCCCAATCAATTTCTGTTTGCATTCCTGAGCTAATACGACCGCCGTAAAGCCAAACCTCATCTACAAAATCAAATAGCTGTTTATTGTTTTCGAATCCTCTTGCTCTTTGTTCTGGAACATTATCATCTAAAGCGAGTACATCGACAATGTACGGCGCAAATGGAACGATTGGTAGTCCAGACATGTTGAGGTCTTTAACGATTGCTAAAACGTTTTTAACATTAGCATCAACATCGCCACCAATCGGATGAGCTATGTAAATAATTTTCTTTTTCATTAGAATAGTTTTGTTTGTGATTGATGTTGTTTAAGTCGTTTCAAGGCTGCCTCGAAATAATCCTTATCTAATTCGCAAGCTATTAGATCAAATCCGTAATCGTGGCACGCTATTGCAAAAGATCCGCTTCCTAAATGAGTATCTAGGATTTTATAACCATTTTTTGCGTACTTATCAAGCAGCCACTTATATAATTTAACAGGTTTCTGAGTTGGATGTATTCTCGGATCTGATTTCTTGCCCTGAGGTTCTAACTCAAATATTTTTGAAGTTGTTCCTAATCCTTCACTTAGACTAGCAATTTCAGCCATAGACATAGTAAAATCTTCACTAATTGTTAGTTTCTTCCAAACTACAAATCCAAAAAATTGCGGCAATTGAAAGTTGTTTGCTCCCCAAATTATTTGGTTTTTAGAAACCCTATATAATTCATCGAAATATTCCTTAGATGGCCTACCTTCCAAGCTTTGCATAGATCCGTTTTTGCGCATATCTTTTGTGGGTTGATTATTGTCTCTGTAAGGCGGATCAACAATCGCTAAATCAAAATATTTATCGGGATATCTAGCCATTAAAAGCATGTTATCTTCATTTGTGATTTCTATCATAACTCAAAACTTAACTGCCCTGGTTTATAATTAATTAATTTCCATCTTGCTTTCAAAGCTTCTGGAGATAATATTCTGTTTACGTAATACTCTCTCTGATGTATTTGAGGCCTTGCACCGTTTTTAAAGTTTTCCATTTAGTTTTAGTTCTTTTATAAAGATTTAATTTATCTAGTTTTAATAATTCTGCTTTTAGCTTATCTCTTTTAAAACATTCTTGTTCAATAGAAATCATTATCAAAATTGCTTTCATATCTTGAACAGCATAGAATGTAGCTCGCATTATTTCAGCTTCTCTATATGCGTATTTAAGTATCATTTTAAAGCATAATCTTTCCCTTAATAATCTTAGCCTAATTCTTCGATTTGTAACGCTTATAGCTGATCTATTAATCAATAATCCAATCTTTTCGTCAGACAGCTTGGTCCAATTATTTTTTATAACTTCATCCTCGTTTTGTTGATATGAATTATACTTTTCTTTGGTTGTCATTTGCCAATTCAAGCTGTCTTTGGGAGGTCGGCCTATTCTAAGCTGCTTCATTACTCCGCTTCTATAAATTGAATGATCTGACTTGCTGTAGCTTTTGGATTGGCTTTTATGAATGCCTTAATATCATCCTTAAGAAGTTCTTTAGCGTCGTTCATTAAATAGTCTAAATTCAAAAAATGATTATCTTTGCTATAAACGAAATTTCCAAACTGATTAGGTATAAAACCATTTTCCTTTAAATATTGGTTGTTTGTCATTACGATGTTCTTTTAACTGTTACTTTTCCATTGCCTAATTTAATTTGCCAGTTCCAATCTTGATATTCTATCTGGCGTTTTATCCTTGTTCTTGTGCTTTGCAAGGTTTGATAATCTGAGGGAGAAAATAGATTGCAATTTTCATCAACCTTCATGTTTTTAAGTGTTTTTGCTATCATGATTCAAATATATAAACATTAATTAATTTATTAAACGTTTATGGGTAAAATTTCAGTTACAATCCGTTACAAAACAAAAACGCCTCATAAAGAGGCGAGATTGTAGAGTACATATTTAAACCGATAACATCAAGCAGTATCGGATCTGCTTATTTTAAAGTTCCGATATAAATTTCCTTATTCGATCAACCCTTTCTTCAACAAATCCCATACACTCGTTATCTCGATCTAAAAAGTAACGTTTAATTCGCAATTCATCAGGGTATTGCGAATAACTCATGCTTTGCTGTACTTCATCCCATAACTCAACATCAACTTCATCTAGACCTAACTCATAAGCTCTATTTCTAGCTTCCTTATCAATCATCTTTTCTGGAGCATCCATAAGAGTATAAATTAAACCTGCTTGTGGTTTTGATCGCATTTCCATATAGCCTTGAAGTTGCCACCCATAACCATCTACAGGTATTTCTTTTTCGAATAAAGGAAATGTTTTTTGTGACCAAGAGTTTTTAATATCCTCTATTGATTCTGGCAAAATAACATCTGGAGTTCCAGTTAAAAATGGATGGTCATTAAATTCAACTTCATTCTTTTTAACTTTGCCCCATCCGTAATATTTAGCCGCAAACTCAATGCTCTCGGCCTCGCAAAGGTTTCCTTTTGTTGTGTATTTTGAACTGAAATTAACCGATTTACCGTAAAATTCAGGTTGCGATTTTATCCATTCATAAACGTATGTTAGACAAGTTTTAGATAGCTTGCCAGCATCTTTATCGGCTTTTGTTTTAGGATCGGTCATTATTTGGCCTATTGCCGAGCAACGTATTTTAAATTGATTCTGTAGCTGCATTTTCAAGTGAGGTTACAATGTTTTGGGTTAATGTATATTTTCCTTGCAGAAATGTTAAAGCGTCTTTTAAGGTAGTTTTACCTGATTGAATTGCTTCTATTGTAGAAAGGTGTGTTTTGCTGTTTTCTGGCAAATCTGGTAGCGTAAATGTTGGCGCTTCTTTTTTAACCCGTAACGCATCTACGTTTTCCCCAAATGCCCGTATTTTAGCTACATATAAGGTAATGTATTTGTTAGTCCAGTCTTCTATGTACGGAGAACATAAGGCGGCTGTAATTGCTTTTGCGTTCGTGCTGTTTACAATCATGGGCTTTTGATTTTCCAAGTAAACAACCATTGCCTCTTCTTTTTTATCTCCGTTTTGGACTTGTTCTTTTACTGCAGAAACGATTTTAACATTTAATTCGATTGGATTTTCTCCAGTCATTAATTCGTAGCTACCGATGTAATTCGGGTTTCTAAGCTTTTTATAATGTGTTTTTTCCATTATTTCAATTTATTTAAAAGATTAACTAATCCTCGCCCGCTCGATATTCCTTTTCCAGAATACCAACCCGAATAAGGGAAAAATTCTATTTTATTGCCTTTGTACAAGAACATTATCCTGTTTTGATCTTCGCACTGTATTTCAAAGCCCAATTCTTGTAGCTTCTCTTTTGCATAAACCATTCTTTTAGGCTCTAATTGCGTTTGCCGTTCTGTATCTAGCCTGCTCATTATGTATTTATTTTATTTAACTGTTCGTCAATAAGTGAATTGATATACTCCGTTTTGCAATCAAGAAGTTCGCATTTAGCGAAATTAACCTTAGTGGCTAATTCCCAATCGTTGTTTGCCTGAGCTTCAATTTCTATATCTTCAAGCTCTTTGATTCGGTTATTAATGTATTCTAGCATGGTTTTCTAAATTTATAGTTATTAAATATTTTTGTTATCTGTTTATAAAATACTACTGGCTTTAAATTACTTTTCATCATGTTGCATTCCCTGCATGAGCAAACCAAATTTTCAAACTTATTTAAGCCGCCCAACGATAAAGGCAGAAAGTGATCTAAGTGCCATCCGATTTTATTTATTTCATCGCCACAATAAATGCATCTGAAATTATTTGTTATTAAAGCATTGGCAACATGTAAAGATGTTATTTTGTGCCTACCCCTTAAGTTTGCATTATCGGCTCTAATTTTGCATCCATATTGCTGTATTGTATCGTGCTCTAAATCGGTAATAGTATTAGAAAAACCTTTAACTTTTACAGATTGATATGGTATACATGGCATTCCATTTGAATGATAGGCTATAGAATAATCATATTGTTCATTTAGCCTCAAATCACCAGGCATAAAATGCTCTATAAGCAAATACAAAACATTCATTCTAATTCCGCTAATGTTTACGTATACAAATTTGGATTTAGTGTCTATTTCGTTTTTTAAAACACATTCTTTTCCTTGTTTTACCTTTATGACGTAGCCGTAGCAATGTATAAAATGATTAGGATAATTCCTTAATTGTCTAATTGATGATTCTTTCATTTTAAAATAAAAATCCTTATTGGAATCCCCAGCGTCTCACTTCTGGTTCATCCAATAAGGATATTTTTTAATTTTTTAAACGAACTATGTGAGACGATTCGTTAAATCAAAAGTAATGTGTATTTGTGGGAATGGGGAATTAATCGAGTAAAGTTCCTGTTACAATACAAAGAATTATTAAAATAAATACAAGCCAAAATATTCTGCAAAAGTTCTTAACCGTTAAGTCGTGGAATATTGACTTAGACTTGCATCGGTCTGGTTCGTGTTCTCTCATAACGTCATGATGTTAAAGTTCAACCATGCTACATACCCAAGCAATACAATTGCCAGGAGTTTTAAAAGGAGTTTTATAATAATTCAGGGTTTTCGTGCATGTTGCCGATTATTTCAATATATAATTCAGTTTCTTTGTAGGCAAAATTACCATATCTAAAAACATAATTATCAGTAGGCATTTTTTCTAGCCCTACTGAAGTCTCATAATAAATTATACGAAACTGAATATCTGGATTTATTTCAACTACAGCGTATCTGTGCCAATGTTCTTTATCGTAACTCCCTGTAAACCCTAACCCCCATCGAACAATATCTCCCTCGTAAATATCTTTACCGTTTTTGTCTTTAAGGCCTGTGAATTGACCAACTGTTTCTTTATCAACTTCTGTATAACTGTAGTATTCTGAATTACCCCATTTACCAATTGCTGATTCTGATAAAAGATTTCCATACGCAAATGCTCCATCTTTTTTTATACCTCTAAACTTAATTTCTCTATTCATTTTATATCCACCTATTTTGCTGTGGCGTTGTATTTGCCCTGTGGTCATTCGGATTCATTGCGTTGTATAAATCCTGGGTTACTTTAAGCCAATTTTGATCTATATACTGTTCGGTTCCCATATCCATTTCCTTTTCGATGATATTAGGATCAATACCTATTTTGCCGTTAGCAGATACAGAATAAATACTTAATGCGTTTTTCTCAACATATTTATCTAATTCAGAAATATGATAAGTTTTAACTACTTCGCCTTTATCGTTAAAGTATTCGATAAGGTCTTTTGAATTTTGAGCCGTAGCAGTAAAGTCGATTGTTGCCATTTTTGTTTGTTTTAAATGTGATGTAAAGATACAGGTTGTTTTCGTAATTGCAAATTAAAAATTAATTATTTTTTATTATTTGGTTATTTGATAATTATTATTACCTTTGGATTATGATTTTAACAGAAAGCAAAACGGTTATCAAACGCAAGGCGAGAGATAAAGAAATTCAAGAACTTTGGTCTGCTAATTATAAGGCTGGGGAAACGCAAATTACACCATTAGCAGAAAGCATAGCTAAGTCTAAAAAAGTTTCACTAAGTACTGTAAAGAGACTTGTTAAAGATGTTTCTGTATGGGTTAATTACGAATCAATCGAATGTCCTATTTGCGCCTCAACAGAGGCAGAGGTTTTTACAAGTTCGAAAAAAGAAAATCTTATTTACGATAACGAAAATGCTAGATGTAAAAAATGCGGGCATACTGGATATGTAGTTGTCGAAGATTCTGAATGCGCTGATATAGTTTGGGATGAAGCTAACAATTAACCAACGCCAAAATATCCTTAATGGCGAAAGAAAAGTTAAGGAGCAAGCTAATTACGCATTTCATGAGCTTAGATATTCATGCAGCGAAGTAGGAACGTATTTTAGCAAAAGAGAAATAAGATTTAACCGAGGTAAACAAATTAATTAAAAACATTATGGCAATTATTAAATCATTTATAGTATTCCTTATAGTGCTAACATTATTTTGGGTAATCGGTTCGCTTTGCGCTGCCGATTTTGATATTAAAAATTGGGATTCGGGAGGGAGGGTTTTTTGCTTTGCTTTTGGCGGTATACTGGCTTTAGTTTTAGCTGGGTTAGTTTATGATAATGAAAGTTAATATCATGACCACCCAACACGCCACACACCGCCTCGAAAAAGTTAGACTTATTTTAGGCACAATCCATTCAACTAAACAATTTAACAGGTTTAGTTTATTATTCACGTATTATAGAAATTTTGGAAGATGAAAAAGATAAGTACATTATTTAAAAAAGACCCTAATGATTTAGGGCGGGCTATTGATGAAATTAATCCAGATAATGAATGGGTTATAAACGAAGTCGGAGTGACAGCGACACGTAAGTTTGATGGTACTGCTTGCGCTATTATTAATGGCGAATTATACAAGCGGTATGACGTAAAGAAAGGCAAATCAGTTCCTTTAAATGTCATACCTTGCCAAGAGCCTGATGAAATTACAGGACATTGGCCGCATTGGATAAAATGCGATAGAAGTGACAATGCTGATAAGTATCATTTTGAGGCATTTGATGAAGCTCCAAAATTATCAGATGGAACGTATGAACTTTGTGGGCCAAAAATACAAGGGAATCCAGAAAAATTAACAGATCATTATTTGGTTGAACACGGAAAATTCGAATTACCTTTTATAACATGCTTTAATGAACTAAAAGAATATTTAGAATCGGTTAATATTGAAGGCATAGTTTATCATGGGTTTAACGGTAAAATGTGCAAAATTAGAAAATCAGATTTCGGAATTAAAAGATAAACAACATGAACAACTTAATTTTATTCATCATCGATCTATTTTATAAGCCTAATTACAGGCATTACGGTAAATGTATTTTTCCAGTTAAAAAGAAGTAATTATGAGAAAACTTAGTAAAGCCCAGCAATTTATTGTTGACGAAATGAAAAATAACCCTAATCTTTATGTTGAAAAACCCAGCAGATTCGAACATTTACAATGTTTGACTGATGGCATTCCTTTTGACGGAAAAGGGAACAAGCCATATAGAAAATATTTTTATCTGTCCACGCTTAAAATATTAATAAGTAAAGGTGTTTTATATGACACTGGAATTAATGGAAGATTAAAACTTAAAATATAAAAAAACGCCAGGCAATCGCTTGGCGGTTTTAATTAAACAAATAGTGCGATTTTTTACTTCGCCAAATGGACATTGTTTAAATTCCTTCTAAAATATTTTCAAGAGCATCAGCTAATTTCTCGCCAATCTTCTTAGCTATAAACGGCTTAATTAAGGGCCATATAGCGATTATTAATAATTTCTTTAACCAACCTAGCTTAGCTTCTTTCGCTAAGTCCTGTGGCGTAATATCAGAAAGCAAATCAGCGTTCGCTATTTCCTGTAATACATATTCTCGTCTCATATATTTATTTTGATATTAAAATCACAAACAAGTAAAATAGGCATATCGCAACAAAGCATAGTCCTATGAATTTTTTAGCATCCATCACGCAAATATAAGGCATAAAGAAACTACAGTAAACAAGAATACTGCAACAATTAAGATACCTTGCCAATTTGTTTTTGTTCTAATCTGCATATTTTTAAATAATTTTTAACCACCCTGTGAAAGTCAGCTATCTGGTGCATATCGCAAACAGTTAGTTTTATTTTCATTTCTTAGTCGGCTCAATTGTTTCTGCAACCTTTTCAACTTTGCTATTCGTATCGTAGTAAGTCGTTACGGATGGGCTTCCGATTAAGTTAAGGTTCTTCAGCATATAAGAAACGAAAGCGATTATAGCAACGTTTAAAATGCTTTTCCAGTTAACAGTTAATTCCTCAGCCTGTAAAGATTGAAGTATAATTGTAAATACTGGAGATATTGCGGCCAAAACACCACCCTTTAATAAATCCTGCCAATTCCACGCAAGAGTTTTATTCACTACTACTTTGTTTGCCATTATATTTTTACTTTTAAAAGGTCTGCAGTTCTTTTGCCGACTATTCCGTCAACCGTTAATCCGTTTTTAGCTTGAAATGATTTTACAGCACGATCTGTATCGGAACCATAAAACCCATCATCCTTTATTTTTAAAGCCCTCTGAATTTCTTTAACAGTTTCGTTTTTAATCAGCGGATTATTTAGTTTATAAATTATGCCAGATGGAACAATCAACTCCTTAAATCCTCTTTTAGCTAAGTCATTTCTAACATCGTAACTTGGGCAGCTTTTAATCCATTCCCAGCTTTCAATAATTCCGTTGCCATTTGTATCTGTTGAAATATCTCTATGGCCCAAAACGATTATATTCGGATATTTGCTTTTAAAGAACTCGATTAATAATAGTTGCGCCTGCTTTTGAGCCTCTGTACGGTTGTCAATCGGCTTACCTTTAGAATCAATTCCGCCCTTATAACAGACGTGTATAGAGTTAGCATTATAACCTTTAACGCCATTTGACGGTTTATCTAATTCCTGCAATTGTTCAATCGTTCCGTTTGGTAAAATATCGTAATGATAACCAACCGTAGTCCATCCGTTATGTTTTTTCCAGTAGTTAAACATTTCCTCAGTCGATTGATTTTGAGGTGCGGACGTGCAATGAATAAATAGGTATTTAATATTCCTGGTAATCTTTGGAAATACAATATCATTTACCGAATGAATTAAACGAATTATTTTCATATAGAATAAAGTTACGATTTATTATTAATAAAAAAAGGCCTTCATTTCTGAAAGCCTCTAAACTAAGAATAGCATAAACTTAGCTTAGTTCTTCTAGTTTATAATTTATGTCTTTTATATCGCCAGTACTTAACCTAGCTAGAAATGTTTCGTCACAAAGTATATGAACCTCTCCTTTATCTTTATTTATTAAGGCTTTTAATCCAAAATAAAGGCTTATACTTACCTCTTTCGGCTTCTGTTCCTCGATCCATTTAATGGCTGATTCTTTGGTGCTGAATGCTTTGTTTTCTTCTGGGGTTAAAACTACATTATCATCCGCTTCTAAAGTCCATGGATTACCACTTTTCCAAATATTTAATTCCCATTTGCCGAAACTTAAAACGGCCTGATAGTATTTGCTTCCCTCATATAAATCAGAACCATCCTCAGAAGTTATCAAAGGCAATTTAATATTGTGTTCTTTTGCAAAATCCGAGAAAGGGATTTTATTATAAAATTCTGAATTAAATATTTCGTAATACTCGTTCAGTGTATTGGATGCAGCATCAGAATCTTTATTAGGAAAAACAAAATTTTCGCCAACCGAAACATACTCAAAAAGCATAGCGTCCTTCATCAAAACTAATGAAGTCGGGTTTTTACCGCTCCTTGATTTCCACCCCAACGAATCATAATACTTCATCAAAGCTTTAAACTCCTTTTCGTTTTCGACTTTAACCGCTATTTTTTGCTTTACTATTTCGGCCCATTCTTTAGTTTCTCCGTCATAAACCATTCCTTGTGGCCTTCCCAATTTATTTATTTGCCACACACTCATTTCATGAGAAGCATCATTAAAATGATCTTGCCAGCAAGTAAAATTCCCTGTAGAGTGGTAATCTATCCCGTTTGTAGATTTAAAATTCGTGCCTTTAGGATAATTGTCGTAGGCAAATTTTAATAATTCATGTTTTTTCATATTGCTATTTTTATTTCAAATTTAAGCATTTACTGTTTATCTGAATGTAACAATGCTGTTGTAAACAGAAAGGCTGAACCATCCGATTCAGCCTAATTCCAAACAAACTATTTAATGAAAAACAATACCTCTATAATATTGCTTTGAAGCCCTGACAAGAATCTAACTTGCCTCCTCTACTCGGTTTTACTTCCCGAAGTCACACAGCCAACAGGGCTTTTTAATAAAGCGATTCTATCCTCTCGACAGTATCGCTCACTTTCTAAATTAACGCCTCCCAAACGTATTTTAAATATTTTAAATATGCCGTCTTTCCGAGCTGTCATTGATTTCGCTCTCCGCTGATATTATGTGTCAAATCAAATAGAGGTGCATAATACTATGAGATCCTGTCTTTCCAGCTGTCAAGTTTATACGAAGACTATCGTGTGTTTAACGGTCTTACACAAAACGGAGTGAATAGCCCACTCAATGACGCCACCTATGTTTCTTTTGCTGGGTAGTCTTCGCAGTTCCTTACTTAACGAACTTCATAAACTTTCCGTTCGCACCTGTTACCATTCCATCGAATGCGTAACCTAATTTTTTATATTTAGCCAATGTGGCTTTACGAAATTCAATTTCTTTTGATTGCTCGATACTTGTTCCGTATTTCTCGTTACGGTAGCTTACACGCTCTAATTTAACATTAAAGTAATTGTAGTCCGTACAATCAGTTTTAATCACAGCAGTTTGAGCCGAAGCAGATAAGCCGCCTAATAATAAGATTGATAATAATAACTTTTTCATTTTCTTTTCGTTTGTTGAATCAAAGATAATGCGTTTTATAAAATTGTCAAGTAATAATGTTGTTACGTTTGTTAAAATGCTCCTACACCTTTAAATTTGCTTGATAAATCTGAATTAACTACTTCTTCCTTTGTGTTCTTGTAGATATTCTGTCCGCTAACAATAAGCTTAGTCACATTCTTATCAAATTGCCCAAACACCATATTATTGCCGTTGATAACATTGTAATCTCTTGTGGATTTTCCTCCATCATAACCTACCAATGTGGCCCCCAAGTTATTATAAAACTCTACCTGGCCAAAAGTGTTATATAAAGTTAGTAATTCCCCAGCCCAATCCGTTGTTTTATTTAGGTTTAAGGCTGTATTATTATAGACTTTTGCATCTGCTGGCTCTGCGCCTCTACCTATAAAGTCACTAGGAAATTGTAATTCAATCAGGCCGTATTTATCGCCATCAATACCGATGTTATTATAAACCTCGACCGTTCTTCTTTCCCCTATACTATGAGGCCAAATACGGGCTAGATAACCCTGGTAATTCGATGCTTTATTATCGTGAATCTTACCTGTTGCTTTAAGGTAAAACATTCCGTTATCTTCATTATTCTGCTTATTAATGTTTTCAAAAGTATTGCCGAAAATATCAAAGTCAAAACCATTACCTAGGTAAACCATGAACTTAGAGCCGAGATTATTTTTAATTGTGTTATTAGAGAAAACAAACCCTTTTAAAACACCATCATGCACCCCTTTTGATCTTACATTCCCGTCTGAATGAAAAGGTCTACCGCCACCATCAAAAGTAAATCCGTTAATTTTAAGTTTATCGATAAACGTTCCCTCGACACCATTATAAACTACTTTATCTGCTCCAACACAATTAACCTGATAACCACTAATGTTCTTTGTGCTTAAACCATTATAAGAAACATTTACAGACTTGTCATGAATATTTATAGCATAACCTGCATTCGCAACCTGAATACCACTTAAATCGACGCTAACGTTCTTTAAATTTGAATGGTCAGCGCCTTTACCATAAATGCCCGCCTTAACCTTAAAACTCTGTCCTTCTACGTCAGATAATTTACAGAAGTCATCATAACTAATCTCTTTAACTCCATTAGTAGGAGAGACAATGATTATGGGCGGTTTAATGGAATTTGCTAAATCATGAGCCTTTTGGTAGGCTAGTTGTCTTGTAGCAACAGTATCCGAACCTACTATATCTATTTCTATTCCGTCAACATATTTGTAGTGAACTGTTTTGCTTGCAATTGCAGGTGCTTTGTTTGCCATGATTAATTGATTTATTTATGTAAATGTATAACTATATTCTCATAAAAAAATAAAGGGCTAATCTTAACGAATAGCCCCTAACCCTATGAAAACAAAAACATTATATATATAACGAAAAATTGACATAAATATTATCTACCGCTTCGAACCTCTAAAGCTTTTATCCTTTGTTCAAGTAATGACTGATTCATTTTTAGTGCATTTATTTCAAGCCCTATAGCCTCCCATCGCAAGTCGTTTTTCTTTGTGTTCTCGACTTGCGTATCTCTTATTTCTTGTACCCTATCGGTTAAGAAACCTAAATTGCTCTGAAGTGTAATAGCGAATATTACAATAGTAACCAAGCCAACGCATAGCTTAATGACGTCAGATAATTTAAAAGTAGCGTCGTTCCAGTTCATCTTTATTGCGGTCATTGGATTTTAAATTTTTGGTTATTAATACATATCAACAACAGTGCCCAATAGTAAATGTTTTTTCTATAGACTAATATTTAAAGTAATCATTCTCAATTCTTTTAAAGTGTTTTTCTATAAGGGCATATATTGCTATACAAAACACGTTTATACTTAAAACTAATATGTGATCTGTGATTCCTATGAATGCAGCACACCAAATTATACTTCTTATTATAGCCGACCATAGGCATAAGTTTAAATATTTAGGGTCGCTTTTGTGAGGTTTAATAGTATGAGGATATATTAATGCAAACAAAGGGGCGACACACACAAAAGCATAACTTAACATGGTACACGCTAATAATGATTTAGAAACCCAAACAGGGCACGTATCTATGTTGCTGATTATTAGTATTACTGTGGTAAACCAAATCCAATAAATGATAAATATATTCCTCATACTGTTAGCAGCTAAATAAAAGGAACAAATATACAATTCTTGCCAACACACTCATATCTTCCTTGAGGTGTATCATCAGGGCAATTGCACCCATCCCCTTCTTTAGCCACATATCCTGTCTGTAGGTTTAACGCCTTGTTATTAGCATGACAGGCAATCTTCTTAGTAATCTTAATGTGCGTTACCTTAAATTCGTTACCTTCAAAATAACCTTTTGTTTCTAGTATTGCTTTTTTCATACTCTAATTTTTAATGTATAAGTTTATCCAAATATAAAATTTTAAATTTTTATTTCTCGGTAACTATGATATCTAAGTTAGCGCCAGTTACGTTTGTGTAAGTAGGAAGTAAGCCTAAAACCTCGTTTCTGTTGGTTACGTTAACTGTAAATCCAGTCGCAGATATAGATGTTATCTTAACTGTTTGGGTATTTGATCCGTTAATAATGTTCGCCTGAATGTTTGGAGTGGCTGAGAAAGCAGGACTAAAAGTACCAACTAAATTGCCACTAGCATTCGTTGTTCCAGAAACAGTTATTTGTCTTTTACCGTTAGAAACAGGGAAATTGAATAACCTTATCCATCTTCCGTTTCCTGTTTGTAAATCTGGCTTAATTACCCCAGCTTCTTCGTCGTGAGCAGCTGTAGAACTGGCATCGTATTGCCATAACATCATTGTTCCGACACCTTTTACGGCATCTCCCATCATTCCCATGAACTCCCCATCCCCAGGAATCCTGTCGTAGAGATCCTGCTTGACCTCCACCGCATTGTAAACCCTTGCTGACATTGTTTAAAATTTAAATTGTGAATATTAATTGATTATTTATTTAAAGACTTTTACTTTAAATGTAGCTGCCGCTGGATCTAAAGTTGTTACAGGGTTGTTGTTATCGAATTTAACAGTAACCGTGTTTGTTGCGCTAACATAAGCCATGAATGAGTAGTTGCCCGTAACGGCTAGTGTAGCGGCATCAATTCCTAAACTTACAACATCCCCTACCGCTGCGCCTGTAACGGTTATTGTTAATGAATTTGTTGTATTTGAAGTGGTACTTGGGAAATTTAAAGAGGCGGATCCTGTTAATTGATAACCTAATGCGCCTGTTCCCGCTGGTAATGTAGCAACCGTAGTAGCCGTAGAAACCAAAGTAGTGCTAAAAGCTCCAGTTGTTATTAAAGAACTTCCGCTTGCTAAGTTTAATGTTTTTGTGCCAGAATTAGTAAGTGTTATCCCGTTTAAACTACCTGCTAATGTTGCGTTTCCTGCTGAATTTATATTAAAAATATTTCCAGTTCCAGCACTTGTACTTACATTTAAATAATTCGCCGATGTTCCCGCCGCAGCTTTTATATCTACTATTGGTGCTGTTGTCGTCGTTTGCAAAACCATCAAAGACGGATCAGTAGCTGCGCCCGTAAATAGTGTGGTTGTATTTGGGGTGTTATTTTGGGTATTACCCTGTATTCTGACCCCCCAATATCCAAATACCTGTACACCTTTACTTGTTCCCGATTGGAAACCAGAATATCCTCCATCAAAATCGTACACACCCTTAAAGTTTGGGTTTGTATCTGCTCCGCTAAAGCCGTATGTTTTTTGCGTTCCAGTTGATCCGTTAATGTAAAGGTTATCAGCTGTAAATGTTTTTATACCGCCAACATTTTGATTAGTCGTTAAATCAACATAAGAGCCACCACCTCCCGTCGCATAGTTTGGGATATTTAATGTTGAGCCTATTAACGTAGCGGCTCCTGATGTTCCTGTTGTGGTTAAGGTAATGTTATTTTGTTTTGCATTTAAAGCCGTTTGTGTTTGTGCTAAACTTCTGCTATTCGCTACAGTACGGTAAATTGATGTATCTGGAGCAGA